GTAAAGAAAAGTATCTGTTCCTGTAAATCCTGCGTTTGGAGTGTATCTAAACGCACCTGTATTCGCATTTAAAACTTGCACCGAACCATTCGATGGATAACCACCAGCAGAAATAGAATATGTAACACCGCCCGTTGTTTCAAAATCGTCATTCGCTGCTACGTTGAAATCAATATAATTGTCGAAAGCAAGATCAAACGTAAATGCATCATTAATTGCATCTTTTTCAGGATTCTGCACAGAAACAGTAATCGTAGAATTGATTGATCCGCCACCAACAAAATTAGCTTTGATCACAAACGAATCTGATCCATACCAGTCTGCGTTTGGTGTATACGTCCAAGTGCCTGTTGACGTAATTTTACCAAGCGCTGTTGTAGTGTTCGCCGTCAAAGTCGCTGTTGCTGTACCGTTCGACGGTGCTGTCAATATTTCAAGCGAAGAAACTTCTGCTGGCACATTATCTATTTTGAAATTAGAATTGGTAATTGTGCCACCATCTTCGAACAGAAGAGAGCCTGAAAGACCCGCTTTCGAAAATGTTCGAACTTCAACTGTAGAGTATAAATTATCTGTGTCGTCATAGTCGTAAATATTAACATCTGCAGAAGTAATAACCGCACTTGTTGCAGCAATGTTTTTATAGAGACTGAGTTTCATTTCAAAGTCAAGTGTGTAGATGATTGATCTTCTTGCTTCAATCAACCCTTCATAGTCATCACTAAAAGTAATACCTACCAAAGAAATTGGTGTATCTTCTTTTGTGTCGAAATCAGATAGTGGCTTGACAGTCACAGTATACTGTGGTGTAAAGTATGGTAAAATCTGTTCGACAATTTGTAATGCATCGTCTTGCGATTTTGCATAAACATTCAACTGAAAGCCAATTAAATAAGGAACTGGTGTGTAAAGCTCTCGCGCACCACCTTCGAAGTTCGTGGGAAAAGTCACACACTTATTCATCTTAGGCAATTGTCTTGCAGGATCATATTGCATATTCGTAATTTCAAAAGACATTCTTGGCAATTTAATTGCTATTTGACGCTCCGCTTCTTCACCGTCTTGTGTTGCATCGATTCTAGCTAGAAAATCTCTTTTTGGTGCGTAAGACAAAGGCACTTTAACTTGACTCATTACAGCACCAGCGCTGTTTGTTCGAACAACATTAATGTTATTAAACAGAGAGCCAAACACCGCCACTGCTTTGCGAATCCTTTGGTGATAAAAATAGGTGCCAAACATTAGACTGGATCTCCAAAGGGATTCTGCTCACTGAAATCAATGATATTTGTTGCTTCAGTATCGAAGTCTGCATTCTGTTGACTGTCTTGCAAATCTTCTTCGCCTACTGTTGACGGTTTACCACCAATTCCATTTTCGTTTTCAATTCTGTACAATGTCGAAAAGTTATGAAACTCGCCATCGCTTGCTCCAGCGTGAGCAACATAAACTTTATACGCGCTTGAAACGGTTGCGTCAGTCTTAACAACATCACCTGTAATTGTAAATCCGTTTGGATTTGTCTGAGTAATTGTATCACCAATCTCAAATTTGCCTGTCATTTGTGCTAAATCAAACGTAAGAATTGTTTGGTAAGCATGATTAGATTCGATGGTATCAAGATTCAGGCTCGTATCGAAATCTTCATCATTGTACTCAAACAACTCTGCGCGAATGCGAAACACAGGCAAGTCTTTCAATTGATAGAACGGATTTTCTGTTTCGACTTTTGTAATCTCAAAAAAAGACCTTGACAAAGTAAGATAGATCAAGTCGCCTTCGCGCGGGCGATAAAATGATTGAGTGTCAGTGTTTTCATAAAAAGCAACTTTGGAATTCCACCGACGACGCGCTACGATAAATGTAGCAGCATCACGAATTTCTACGCCAAACTTTGTGAAAAGATCCCCTTCCCCATCAAAGCCTTCGGTGTTTTCAATGTACATTTCAATACGATATGCATCTTTGAATCTAGAAGTAGAGTCATCGCTAAAAATAGTATCGCGATTAACTATTTCACGAGGCAAATAATAAACATCTTGCCCATAGATTTTCAGTGACTCAATTATAATATCTTCGTAGAGTCGCTGTTCTGATGCTGTTCCTTGACTGAAATATCGATTTATAGCCATGTTAACCCACGAAGAAGTCGACAGGTAGCTCTTGCTCTGTTCTCAGCTTCTCTTCTAGACGTTCAATATCAGCGGTCGCATCTTCAAAAATTTGACGACCATTCATCGTTACACCACCAGGTAATTGCATGCCTTCAAACTTGCTAAGATTTGCACCCCATTGCTGCTTGATTAGCGCAGTGGTGTAGTCTTTGATAAACATGTCATTATAGATGCTGGTGTGCGTCTCGGGATCAATTGTTTGAAAAACTTCTGCTACAAGATAGTCACCAGCTTGTAGGTCTTTGTCTTCAAAGTCGCCCCAAATATACAGACGATTCTGACGGCGCGAAAACTTCACAGTAGGATGCCCGTGAAGCTGAAGATCGATCATGCTCAGATATTGCTCCATCTGATACAGATACGCAAGATCGCCAGCGAAGTTAATGAAGTCGCCCATGTTGTTCAAAAACATCTGATAACGAATGTCGAACAGATTACCAGACGAACCAAATGTCGAAGAGAAAGGAAACACTTTCGAAATAAAAATAATGTTTGACGAAATAGGAACATATCCATTCGTAACATCAGCCGCAGTCACCTGATATTTCAGATAGGTACGAATGGTCGCGTCGCTGTGAAACTCTTGATACTTTTGAATTGCATCATCTACTTTATCTTCTACCTGATCAGTATCGACATTAATTTCAATGACAGGCTCTCCGAGTCTGCGCAAGCAAAAATCAATCAGTTCTTGTCTTGATGATGGTGATGCCATTTATTTTAACCCCAAAGAACCGAACCTGTAGAATCATAGATTATCAATCTTCTACCCGAACCATCTAAGAATTGATTTGCAAATTGAAGTGTGCTGCCTACACTCACGCTGTCAACAGTGGTAACTTTACCCACTGTAATAGCATTGTTTGTAGAGTCTCCTCTTGTCGTTACTGTATCAAGAGTGTCTTGTTCAGAGTCTAAGAACGCAAGGCTTCCTGCGTCTCTAAATCCAACATTGTTGCTTGAGTCAATGACAAGGAAGTTACTTGCTGTAGGATAGTTTGCAAGTTGATTTAGAACAAGTCTACCAAGTGTTAGCTGATTAATAGAAGGATCATAAGAGAAATTCGAATCAGCATTTACACTATCAATGCCTGCATTGACACCAGCAAACAGCGGATAGAATGTTCCGCTGTCATCAGTTTTTGTAATTAGAATTTGTCTTGCAAATGTCGCTTCGCCAGCACTGTCGCCCGCAGGAGCTCCTGCGTACACTTCACCTGTAACTTCGTCGATGTAAAGAGCCAGCGAAGTTTGCTGTGTTTCAGTAACATTAATAAAAAGTTTACCACCAACAACAACATTTGAATCTACATTTAATGCTCGGTCAATATTCCAGCTGTTCGTGCCTGCTTTATAGTAGATGTTTGCGTTTGCGCCCGCAACGGTAATACCAGCGCTGTCTGCTGCTGCTGCGCTTCCTGCACCATCCGCAATAACAATGTTCTTGTCATTGATTGTCAGAACTGTCGAATTGATTGTGGTAGTCGTACCTTGAACGGTAAGATTACCTAGAATCGACACACTGTCAGCAATAAGCCCACCGACTTGAATATTATTTCCTGTCTGCGCACCGCGACTTGTTACTGTATCAAGAGTGTCAGCTTCAAAAATAGTGTCGCTAATCCGACGAACCCCAATGCTATCAACCGTAGCATCAAAAGGATTGCCTTTAACAAACAATGCATAGAGACTTGAAGAATCAGCAGAATCTAGCTGACCAGATTGAAATGCAAGACCCTTAATAATAAGTTCGTTAGTAAAAGAACGTGTTCCATCCGTATTGGAAATAAGAACGGCACCGTCTGACTCAGGAACACCTAAGCCCGGTTCTGCCTGATCAAGAGTTAGATACTCAAATCTGCCAGAGTCTAACTGAGTTGGATCAGTTCTTTTTACTCGACCACTAAGGGTCCTTATCAATCTAGCCATTTAGAGATTCCAGATAACTTAATGTGAGTTTCATTGTGCTGCCAGATCCTGCAGATACAGAAGCGCGAACTCTATTGCCTTGTTCGACAATCAATTTCCCTGTAATCAAGCCAGTTGCATCTTTTGGAGGTATAGGAAAATCTTTCACAAGCTCTGTCGCAACAAGGCTTACGTTATTATAATGTTGGAATGTAACTGTATGCTCAGCGCTATCAGTGTTAGCAACCTGAGCCATCAGAACAATTGTGGTAATTCCAGAAGGCACAGTGTATACAAGATCACTATCGCCGATGAACCCACCAGAGGGTTCTTCTGCAATAACCGCAGTTGTTGTTTTAAATACGTTTAATGGAATAGCCATTTATCAACCCTCAAGTGCTAGGATATACGGAGTTAAGATTTGATACAGCGATCTTTCGAAAGTTTCACCTTCGATTCGACCGAGCTGTCTACGAATTGTCAATTCACTACCAATTCTAAAATCACCAAGTTGGTCGGTGCTTGTGAATACCACAAGCCCTTCGTTATTTGCTGAATCAAAAACAACTTCTTTTGTTTGATCTGGTATACCACCATTTTGAGGAATTGCTGTAAACGTGTTCGTACCAGCACCCACAAATTCGAACGTGTGAGAACTAGTAACGATATTTGATCTTTGTTTAAAAGAAATCGTTTGATTTCTTAACTTGTCTTGATTCAAAGGTGGCTCAAATGTAATTGTGTATTTCCCAGGAGC